ACCAACTCCAATTACCAAACTAGAAGCCTCATTCTGAATGGAACTAGCCCCAGAGTCGTATAATACTGAGGATGTTACCCCTCCGAATCCCGACTGAGTGAAAGAAGAGGCAACCATTGTGGTAGCGGAACCGTTTTGTGTAAAGTTACCATTATACAGTAAGGGTCCGTAAATGTGGGAGAATACAGTTTTCCCTCCATGATCATAACTTCCGCTTACTAAGTGGGGTGCTGTGCCGTGTCTACCGAACTCTCTAGCATAGCGATTGTAAACCTCTTGTACCCCAGACCCAAAGGTGTAGTCAGAGTACTGATCCCAACTACTTACTCCATTAAAAGCACTATTAGCTAGGGATTGAATTGGGTCTAACCAAGTAGTAGAAGCTTGCCAGTCCCCAGATACATCTTTGTAATGCTCATAGGCAGCCCTCAAAGCATCCTTTTCTTGGGTTGAATGCATTATTCTTATTATCTCAGGACATTCCTCTCTTCTGACATACAGTAGGCAATTACCCTCTTGTAACTCATCATTAACATTTTTTATACCTCTCCAATGAAAAGTATTAGACGAGTCTACACCAAAAAACTGCCTCTCAGAGGCACTAGTTTCACAATAGGACCAGACAGGGTGTAAAGCACTTACCCCTGATGGGAATGGGTCTTGAAACTCACACGCAGAATAGTTATAACCCAAAAGCAAAGCTCCCCCTCCAGAAGCTCCTGTATTCAAATCTAGGGTAGAAGGCTCATAACTATTGGGCATATCGAAACCAGTTCTAGAATAATACCCATTTCTAGGCAGAGACATATGGAAAGTTCTTCTTCGTAAATTATTTCTAGGAGCAGAGTTCACTTTAGGAACATCTCCTACCCATGCTGGCTGACCATTTCCATCCATTATTTCATCTCCAACAGAGTTCACATAAGGACGAGAAATATTAGTAGAAGATAATCCATGACCCAACCCTTGTTGCTCTCCCCAGTAGGTCATGTTTACTCCTGAAAGAGCCCACGCATTTACTACCGTACTGGATGTAAACACATCAAGGGGAGTATGCATTGGAAGAGGACATGCAAATAGGGTAGTCTGAAGGTATTCAAAAGCGTCTAAAAATAGTTTGACCCTTGGAATAGCGTGAGCGGGTATAGTTTTATTTAAAGCTTTTAGGGCTAGTACAATCCCTAGAGCAGTATCAGGAATCGCAGACTTTTTAGATTGAGAATAATTATCAGCACTTAGATGAAGATCAAAATGAGATGATTTTCCACTCCACAGAGGTAAAAAACTAGCTCTCTTATTTGATATATCACCCAGTATTTCTGTAAAATTAGGAGGAAGTTCAAAGCCAGAAGTAAAGAGGACGAATCGGTTTCCTAAACTAATATCATCTAAACTAGAGAGAGATTTAGAAGCGATGTAGCTAATCGTAGAGGCTACTAAATCACTATCTACTTCAAAAATCGCTAATTCCGTCTGAAGCGTAGTTAGTAATGGCTGGCTTATTTGTACTTTCTCGTAATACCTAACTTCCTCGAAAGGCGGGATGGGATATGCCCTACCTCTATAATTGAATGTAAAGGCGGGGTCTGAACCAGGAGTAGGAAATATCCCGTTTCCGAAGAGAAAGTCGGCAGAATGGTCTTGCCACAAGACCCTTAATATTTTATCCACACATCGTCTTATATTAGAGTCAGCGTCAATAGCAGAACGGTCAGCTTGATTAGTATCTCCTGGAACAACCACCCCATATTGCAAAGCTAGGGCTTCTGTCCAGAGATCAAAAGGATTATCCTTATAGCCTACTTGGTTAAAATAAGAAGTTCCAGTACTAAGGAGATAATAGATTAGAAAAGGAAGATATGATTCATGTAAATCATACATTACTCCTGACAAGTTGAAAGTATTACTTTCTCCAAATAATGTTTTTAAAAGAAGCTGGGTAGCCCACTCTGTTCCTTTAGCTTTATAAATCCTAACTGCGTTTCTTATTTGGGATCTCCACCTTCCAGGGTCTGCTCCCAATAATTCCCAACCGATTAGATCAGCTAAATGAGGTAGGTACTCTTCGGGACAATTATCTATATCATATAGAGATTCTAATTTATCAATAGGAGAGTTAACATCTTGATATGAATACCCAAGAACCCGTAATAATTTGTTGAATGGTCCTGCTGGAACCTCTTGAGGAGTAAAAGTATTATATACTAAATAATCTTCAAATGCTTCCTTTACTTTAAAGTCTGTAGCATCTGCGTATAGAGGAGAATAGAGAATTTCTACAAGGGTTTTTAGTCTATCTAAGTTCTGGGTTCCACTAGTATAAGTACTAGAGGATACTCCTGATACAAAATCAGTAGGAACTACTTCTGCTCTCTGAAAAGCAGGTAAATCTAGATAATTTTTCCATAGGTGTTCTTCAAAGCCTTTGATCCCTTCAGTAATATACAGACTAGTACCTGTGAATAAATCCGTTAAGCTATCTGAGACAAAGGAAGATGGATCATACGAACCCCCTGTGGGGGCACTTGTGTTTAAAAAGTAAAACCACCCTAGAGAGTTAATTAAATACTCATGGAGTCCAGAAGCTCCCGCAACCCCATAAGCAGTATATAAATTCGCACTAACTCCTGCTGGAGTGGTGATGCTTGACGCTGGCGCATTAAGCCTTATAGCAGGAAGTAAATGAGTGTCTAAATATGTTTTCCACTCTGCGCTTGTATTAAATTCTTCAAGTTGAAATTCTAAGGGATCTAGAATATCTCTTTCAAAATAGAAAGGTGTAACCCTGGTGTTTTCGTTCTGTTTTATAAAGAAGGGTGCGATCCCAGAAAGGGTATTTATGGCAGAGAAGTTAGGGGTGGCTGAGATGGGGAGAATTGTGGAGAGGTTATTAGCCGCTTGAAGATGAGTCTTCAATAGAAGATCCAACGGATCATGCTCCACTCCACTAAGATCAAAGTCTTTCATGGAATAAACCGTAGGTATAATCTTTTCTAAGGCATCTCCATAATTTCTCTTGAAGTATGTCTTAGTAGTAGGATCAAAAGCTTTGAAGTTAATCCCCATTAGACTCCTTTAACATTTATCGTAACATTGTTTAGCTGAATAACTTCGTTAAACTCTACAAAAACATCCGAAAGCAGGTTGTCCACATCCGAAAGCAGGTTGTCCACTTCGGCATATCTTACTCTAGCAACATCTGTAAATACTGTTCTTGTAAAATCTGTTAGAATAAAGGGATCTCCAAAATCAATATTATCGCTATTGAAGTAACGCAGGATAGAACCTCTAGTAGAAGCTTTTATTTCTTCCTCTCTTGGAAGAAGATCTCTATCTACTGAAATCGTAGTAACTAAATCTAATGTTCTTACAATACCATCTACAATTACAATCTCATCAGTAAGCATTTTTTTCTCGTTAAGGAAGTCTAGCATCTCCATTTTGAACGAGGTGCTGGCTTGCTGAAGTTGAACATCACTTGCTCTCTCTAAGACATACACATCAATAATATTGGCTGAACTGTAAGCCTTTCTTACAACAGCCGTAACCTTTCCTACAGTTCCATAGCTAGAGATGAATTTAGAGGCTCTCGCCACATAATCTTCTAGAGTTACAAGCCTATCCTGAGACTTGAACCAGAGGGGTGCGTACTTCTTAGCATGACCTGAGACTTGAACCAGAGGGGTGCGTACTTCTTAGCATGAGCTACACTTTCTGCGTCCGCACCTCCTGTAGCTAAAGAAGTATTCTCCACCGTAGCTGCCATAGTGTTATTATCATCTCCTTGAATTGCCACAGTAGTCTCCGCATTAATAAAACTCTCTTGAATATTTCCTCTTGTACCCCCTCCAATCCTATAAGTAACTTCATAATCGGAGCCTATGGGTGGTGAGATCCCTGCCATATTATCCCCAAAGACAATAGTTCCTCCAAATGCATCATTAAGGTTAACTTGAAAAATTTTATCACTAGCTCCCGAAGCGAAGTAAATACTTTCAACTCGGGTATAGGCTCCCGAAGCATCAGATACACCAGGAGCGTCCACATAAACAGAAACACTCCCCTCAATGATGGGACTCTGAGTTAGATTAATAGCTTTAATACTATCGTATGTATTAAAAGTTCCTCTATCCACCACTAAAGCCCCTTCTAATAGGGCTACATTAGTCCAAACTTTCCCAGCCTCCAAGTTGGACTCCTCTAAATTGAGAAGGAACGAACTGTCAGCGGTAGCCTCTGCAATTCTACCTGCAACCACCTTATACATCGTGTAGGTAATTAACCCCCCATCTTCGGGAGAAGTTATAGTTATTACTCTTTTTGATGGTGCGAGGGATATATTAGTCTGGTCCTCTCCTACGAGAGGATTTTCTGTAGTTACTGTAGCGTTTGCGGCAGCAGCTAATGGGCCTCTCATTCTCACTCCTACTAATTCAAGAAGCTTCTTTACATTTCTTCTGTTTCGTGCTGTAGACAAAAAACTTTCATTAGCTAACATATCAGCTTTCAGAGATAGTACTGCACCCATATAAGCTATAACTTCAACAAGCATTACACCTAGGTCAGACTCGGAGAAATTTTGATAATCTAATGGATAAACAGCTTTCATATATTCAATAATAGAATTTCTTATAGTTAAGAATTCAGTTGCCGAATAATCAATTAATGTATCCTTCCTGGCATCAGGAATAATGACATCTTTCATAAAATCTGACTTTACTTCGCCTGTGAAATTTGCTAAACTCATGCTATCCTTACTCCTACTTCAAAAATTGTATTATTTAACTGTGTAGCAACCACGGATAGATTTATTACTAATCCCATGCCACCTTCTATATTAACATAATCTGATTCTAAGATTTGTAATTTCTTTACTGCTACTTCAGGCATGAATAGTGCAATAGAAGTTAGAACCTCATGCCTAATATTTATAAATAACTCTTCGGTCAAGGGCTGAAACAAAAATTTCTTGAGACTCATCCCGTACTGGGGTATCATAACCCTCTCGCCTTTTTCCGTTTGAATAAGCTGTTCTAGATTATTTCTTAATAATGTTAAACCGCTTTCTCGATTATAATCCCCACCCCCCTTAACTTTCCCTGTAGGGAAAGAGAAGCCATATGTTTTTTTACTCCTTGCTGTTACATCTAGCTTTCGCTGACGATCAGGAATAACTCCATGAATATTAATAGTATTACTTAGTGCCATTATAAATCAATATTTTTAAAATATGGTGCTTGTGCGTTGTAGTTTTTTTGAACTTCTTCTAAGCTCAATGCTTTAGAATAAAATTTGGTACTTCCTAAATGTCCATATAATCCACTTACCTTACCATGATATCTACTCATGAAACCGTCTGCGGTTGGAAGTTCAGTAGGATGCCCCTCCCATACTAAGAATCCATCCGTATAACCCCCTCCTAAAATCCAGGGAGTTGTATTAGTATTTAGCTTTGGGCCATTAGTAAAGTCTAAAGTGCTGTTTGTAGAGGTAAGATTATATTCAAAAGATCGCTTCTCAATAGTACCATCTATGTCCTCTCCATAGTACCAAGTAGGAAGGGCTAGAAAACTATGAGATTTTTGGAGCCCAAAGGCTGTATCAATACCAGAAGAGGCCATTTTAACTCCATCTAAATATACTGCCATTTGGTTAGAAGAAGGCTCCACGGTGTATACTACATGCATAAACTGTCCTGAGACATCTCCAAAATTTCTACCATGTGACCCACTAACATCTAAATCCACTTTAAATTTGTACATATTATTTTGATCAGTACAAAAAGCCTCATTAGTAGCAACAAACCCAATTCCTGAAGTGTTGTATGAAATTGTAGGCGCAGCAAAGAAGCACATCTTCTCCGTAGGATTATCATTTGGTGTGTCGTTCGGAGTAAGGTCTGAAACTACTTGTCTATCTCTACTAAACCCCATTACAAATCCTTTAACATGCTCACTACCGAAAGTGTTAGGGGGTTCATCTGTGGTTATCTCCTCACTAACTCCTCCATTATTTTCACACCCTACAATCAACCTATTATAACTATAGGGTCCCCATGCTCCATTGGGATTATCATGGTCAAGGGAAGAAGTTTCAATTCCAGGAACATATACCCAAGACTCTATTGTTGCTCCATTTGAATTATAAAATAAGTTATTAAACTCATAGGACTCTGGGAGTCTTACTGCATTACCTAGTTCAGGGGTATCCCCTGCTGTATTATATTGTACTAAACCTGTTAACTTTGGCATCGACAGTCCTGAAACATAAGCATCAGCCGTAGATTTAGATAAAAACTTTGCGTTGTTATATATTATGGGATTCAGGGGGTCTAGAGTTTGCTGGATCCCAGAAGCTACGCAGTTTAAGACTCCCCACTTAGAAACATCGTCATAGGGGCTAACTGTAGGAGTTTCAGTAGTAGCTTCTAAAAAGTTGTAAACTGAAAATAACTTATCAACTGTGATTTCATCAGTAAGATTTAGTAAGGCAACCTCTCTATCTCCTGTTGTACTAGAATCAAAGATGATCCCAGCCTTTCCTATGGTGGGAACCATTAGATGATCTGAGCCAAACCCAGCTTCACTTCCCGAAGCCGCTACGAACAATGGGTGTAGAGGAAGAACTACTCCAGATACTTCAGCTTGTCTAAAGATTAGATTCTTTTGCATCTCTAAGGATACCCTAACATTGTAATCCTTTAGATAAGTAAAATCATTAATAGGAATATGCCCAACAAAAGGAACAGAGGCATCTGATCCGAAAGTACCAGGAGTAACTACAGCCAACTCTATCTGTTTCTTCCGCTTGTCTACCCTTGAATCATGTTTAGCTGTATTGGACATCAGGGCTTGACGCATGTTATAAACTACCGAAGTTCCAGAACCAGCATCAATTGCCTTATTTATCTCGGTGGTGAGGTCATTAAGATGCTTGCTTCTTTCTCCTTGTAATTGTTGTAATAAGTGGTCTCCATCATAGTACTTATTTAACAAGGGATCATCAGAGATTAAATTAGGATCAAACAGAGTATTCATGAATATATCAAGTTCATCAATCCCAATTGGAGTACCCTTACCCCCCAAGTTGGGAGCATACTTATTGAGGTATTGTTCTCCCGCAGGGGGAAGAGAAATAGTGGGTACAGAAGGAACTCCTCCTGATTGAGAATCATAATATAATCCGTCAATAGTTAATAAGAACTGTCCTTGTTTCGCTCTAGGAGGACCATATTCTAATCTGAAAATCTTCACACCTTGATCAACAAGTTCTCCATCCATATCTACCTGAACCTCTCCCGCTAGTAATCTAGCCCAATCACCTTGAGTAGTTCTTCTTATATTAGTTCCTGCTAAGATAGCCTCTGGAATACCATCTCCTCCCCCAAGGGGCTCGATCCTCAATACAGGTTCCGCTACTGGATTATTCACTCTAGATTTGAAGATATCCCCAATAACTTTTAACTGAGCGTCACATTTAGCCGCAAAATTCATTGATTCCTGCATTTCTCCCTTGATGATTGCGAATTGAGTGTCTGGATCGGGTCCCTGTGGTCCGAACGATCCTATGCCCCCAGGAGGCTCCACAATGCCTCCAGGAGACCAAGTGCCCCCGTTGTCCAAACAGGTCTCTTCATCGCTTCCTTCGGCTCCATAGCAAGTCCCAGGGGGCGCATCGGGGATCCAAGTTCCTCCGTTCGCTTGACACTCCAAGGCAGTCGATCCTGTCCCTCCAAGGCAGTCGATCCTGTCCCTCCATCGCAAACCCCTGGAAGACCTAGCCCAAAATTAGAGGCCAAAGCTCCGCTTCCCTTATTAGCTGCTAAAATCTTACCAAACTTATCTAAACACGCTTGAAGATTTTGTATCTGACCATCAAGCGTTATTATATTATTATATAAGGTTGCCCCATAAGTGGCTGCGTAACCCAAAGCTCCTAGAAAACCTCCCAATGCAGCTAAAGCATCTCCTTCACCTCCATCTGATCCCCATTTAGAAGAGTCTCCTACAAACTTCCAACGCCCTGTTTCTGTATCAAATTCAATTATCCCACTATCTAAAAATAATTTTTTAGTAATGAGTGCCGTAGCGTTGTTTGCAGCGTCTCTTGCATCTTTTAGAGTACCTCCCATCTGCCCTAACATTTCAGAAGGAAGTAAACTCAAAAGGTCTTCGGTCATATTTAAAATACATTGAGGAGCCCCAAACCCCATACCTATTGCATCTAATAGGCTGGGGTCTGAGCTACTGCCCAGGACCTTTGCTGCTTTTTCTAGATCAAAAACTCCCATTTTAGTTTAAGTTGATTACTCCGTTAGGTGTAGAAATGTTGATATTTCCATTATTAGAGGTCATATTGATATCTCCCTCTGCCTCTATATCTATCCCCTGAGTCTCAGATGTGATCTTTATCTGTTTATTAATCTGAACTACATGAGTTCCTCTGGAATCAATACGGATTACAGAGTCTTTTCCATTAGTAGTAATGAACATAGAAGGTACATCTTCCATAGGTGTACCCTTCCCCTCATTACAAGTTAAGGTCATATCATTATTTTGTGCTAAGAGGTTTACCGTTCCCCAACTCTTCACCTTATCTGGATTAGGGGCATTTTTTCCCGTAGAGGTATTTACTATATTCAAATTCCAACCATCCACCACTCTAACATCAAACTCACTCTGATGAGTGGTATAAGATTGTGGACCCATGCTCCAGCACTCCACCTCCCTTGCTGCTTGATGGGGAGAAACTCCGTCTGTAGAGATCTTAAAGTGATCTCCATGCTCATTTTGAATCACGATACAAGACTTATCTGGGGAATCGTCACAAACTATTTTCTTATCTAAATGGCTCTTCATCTCAATTCTACAGTTGAAAAAAGAGGGGTCATAAAGATCTGACATAACGAAAGCATGTCCTTTTGGTGATTTCCACACATACTTCATAGGTCTTGCTCTAGCTTTATAAATGTCTTCGTCTGGTAGAATTCCTCCCGATTGGTATGGACCATCTATATCCGATCCTGGAACTTGGTATGGAACATCAGGGTTTGGAATGGAACCTAAGTAAACATATTTCTTCTTAGTTGTAGTAGATGGGTTTCCATCAGGGATATGCGCTACCATAACAACAGTATCCTTCTCTGGAACTGCCCAGAACCCGCTTCCCCCCTTACCGTGGTAGGGAGTACTGTATGTTACAGGAACAGCCTCTCCTAAATGAGGTAGAACTACTTCAATACCTCCCCCTTGATATAAATCAACCTCACTTTTAACCTTTCCAATATAAATCATTGGAAATCTACTTAAAAGGGACGGAGCATCTTTACCACCAATTAGGCCATACTTCCTTAATACTGCTTCTACAGCTTTTCTTATTCCTGCCATAAATTAATTCTCCGAACCCATCTCTCCTTGGGTAGCAAGTTTTTGATTTATAGCTTGGATATTTTCTAACAAATTAGTACTAATATCCCCACCCATTGACTCAGCCATAAGAACTTGATCTGCTGTATATACTTGCCCAGATATAATAGAAGCTTCAAGGGCTTCTTCTTTCTCTTTTTCGCTTAGGTCGGTCTTTAAAGCATTAATATTACCGTAATCTGGGGGAGTCGAATCTACTTGTTTAATTAGGGTGAATTCGGAGTAGGTTTCTTTGTTACTAATAAAATGCTTAAAGCCCATCACATTCCAAAATCCAGAATACATCTTTGTAGAGAAGGCATTTTCTTTTCCCCTACTATACTTATCATAATAAGGAGTATTGGCGGCCTGAGCTTCTCTCATAAGCATGATTACGGGTCTAGATAAACAATGAAGTCCCGATAATTTAAAGTAGGGAACTGTTTTAATACTACAATCTATTGCAGCCGTAGTAATGCTATCAAGCATACCTTTTACAAGTAAAAATGTGTTTTTAGGATTCTCCGCAGCAACAATATTTTTAGATCCTTTACTTGTATCTGCTCCTGGTAGGGAAACATTTTTTCCTGATGTAATACCACACATAAAGTTTATAGTATCTCTATAGTCCTCCATAGTAGTTATTTGGAACCCAAACTCCTCTTCTACATTAGCCTGTAAAGTCTCCAATACACCTCCCAGGGCTTCTAAATTTCCTTTAGTTGTATATTCTAAATACCTCTCCATCTCTTCTGCTGTCATACCACTTTTTTCTACAGCGTCTACAACTGCTGTACTCTTCGTATCTCTTTTTAGTACTTTCCCTGTTCCCGCTCCACTAGCCTTTCCTTTTTCTGAACGATTATCCACGAATAGTCCTGCAAACCAATAAGGATTAAGATTCGCTTTCATTGATAGTATATTTGAATTTTTATGTCCTGATCTGAATATAGGAATTCCTGCTGCTGCCATCTTCTTAAATTCCTCAGTAGCTTCTTCGGAACGGTCGGCGGGAAGAAATAGTCTATCATACGCTCCCTCAGATATTCCATATAATTTAGAAAATATAAATTGACAATATGGAAATACTCCTTTTTTTGGTGGCTCCTGGGCCTGCTGGTTGCCGCCGAGTGCCTCGAAGCGGGCGAGACTCATAGATGAAAATCTTTCTGAATCAGAGGGGTGGATCCATTGAAGGAAACTATTGACTGAACCTTCCGCACTAAATGTCCTTTCAAATTCAATAGCTCCATATACAAATTTATCAATTAGCTGCTTATCTCCAAATATAAGTGCTGGCTGAGTTGCGGTAGCTATAACTCCATGATCCGCTAATGCTTTTAGAATAGTTATATCTGTTTCCCATTCCATAGCAGGGCGCATACCTATGCTGGAGTTTGAACTAATATCCTTTAAAACTCTGTATATAGTTTCTTCTTGATTTTCATCATACCTGTTAGTGATGACTGCGTGGAATAGTTTCGCCCTCTTTTTTATGGCGACCTCGGTGAGAAAGGCCGAGTCGGGGTCGAGCCTCCTATAAACAGATGTGGTTTTTTCACCAAAAAAGTGAAGTAAGGAATCTGACCACTTAGTATTTTTTCCAGTCCAATAATCGCTATACGGATCAAATTCTTTATATGCAGACCACGCTAAACCCTCCATCATCTTTAAAGTTTCCTCCTCTGTGTCTACTGTAGTTGAATCTGCGTCCTGCTGCCCCTCCCTATTCGCCATTACTGTAAATTCAAAGCCCAAACACTCAAGAAGCCGCTTAAGTACCTGGAAACCGAAAACAGTTGTCATTGTAACATCTCCCTGCATTTGTGAAATGATTCCATCTGTTCCAGATACTGCGTTTTTTTCTTTATCAGTATTAATTTTAGGATTATTATATAAGCCCTCCCCCAAATCTTTCCATTGTTTCCCTTCCTTAGCTATTCGTGTCCCATTAGCAGTAAGAACATCTGTTAACATCATCTCTTGTAGAGAGGCTAATCCCTTGGTTAGATCTGGCATCAAAACAACTACATTCCCCATCGGGATATCATTTTGGGAAATAGCTCCACAAATATACTTAGTTATTAACGATTTAATAATTGTATGAATATCTCCAGGGATATGATGTGCTAAAAACTCAAAGGGACGAGCCCCTGCATGGTCTTTACCATAAGATAATTCAATACCTGAGTGTTCCTCCTCCCATTTAGCAGTATACCCATCTCCGTAATCCTCCCTATACAAATTTGCGACTCTCTTTACTTCCTCAGAACTCTTGTGTACAATATTACCTTGCCCAAAAGCATTAAAATCTGAAACCTTTAATTCCTGTATACAAGTTTGCTTTGTACCAAACCCTGCCCCTAATACTCCTTCTCTAGCCCCTTCTCCTAATTGTCCTGTGTTAGCCACTAAAGTTATAGCTAAAGACCGTACCCCCTTAGCATCGTACTCGTTACTAGCTCCCATAAGCGTAGTAGAAAAGGGACCAGCCCACGATTTGAAATCGTAGCCCATACCATAAGCAATATAGACTTTAGCAGTTCCTGCTCCGTTCATCATCTCATTCTGAGTAAGAATTGCTTGTTGAATTTCTGCCGTTGTCTCTGCTTGAATTTCTTTTATTACTTCCTGATCTACAGTATTTTCTTTATGATACTTTGTGGACGGTGCCTCTAAAGGTTGTTCTGTTGAAAGAGTAAGCTTCAATGGAGAACTCCATCTACACTTTACATCAACAGGAGGGTCCGCTTCCAACCCTGCTTTCCAGGCATCGTAATTATCAAGCAACTGGTACATACCATTTTCAAGTTCTGTTCCAGTAGGGCTTCCTGGTATATCTCCTTTTTTATAGAAAAGCCTACCAGTATAAGCAGTCTCTCCCCCATGTGAAGGAGCCCAAGCAACCCATTGTGTTTTTAGTTTTGCGCCTTCGGCCTCTTTAGCTGCCTTAATATTTTCATCATACTTATCTTTCCACCAGACCCCATACGAAGACTTTCGGATATCTAATTGAGTGAGTTTACTAGGATCTCTTTTTGTTCCAAATTTATGAAGTATAATTTCTTGCATGTTACTATGCTTCAAAAATTTATTCTCAAACTCCACCTCGGGGTCAATAAACTTAATGTTAAAGACTGATGCGCCACCTCCTGATTTACCTTGGGCACCATAAGAATGCTCCATTTGGAGTATATTATTAGGACTGCCGTATCCAAATAGAAAGAGATTCGGATTACCTTCTACAAAATGTGTAATATCCCCAAAATTATCCCCGTACTGATCGAAGAGGTCCGACATAGCCTCTTGCTCAAATCCTACGAGGACATTTGCAGTTACACTTCCTTGTTGATAGCTCATAGTTATAAGTTAGCGTTTGGGTAATAGTATTTGATTACCTATCGCTAAACCTTCAAAAGGGTCAGGAATACTATTAATAAGCATCAGTTTCCACCACACCTCAGTTTTTCCAAAAAAAAGATGAGATATCAGATCAGGTCTAGCATCGTACCCCGCAGGAACTCTACCTAAATCATACTCTGCTTTTTCTAAAGCTTTTAAATAATTATCAAAAGGTACACTTCCTACTGTTGAAGTAACTACTTTTCCCCTATGACGATAATTCACAACTCCTATATTATAGCGAGAAGTCTTTACTCCTCCCCCTCTACTGTTACTTGATCTAGGCATAATTAACCTCCTTGTCCAATAGGACCTATAACAGGAATAACATCTAAGGTTCCCCCGATCTCATTTGTACTAGCGGTAATAACAGACTCCCATCCCGCTAAATTTTCTCCCGCTACAGAGTAAGCCTGATCAGGTTTAAAAGTTCCATAATCTCCTGTTCTAATTTCTTTTAACTCCATATCAATCTTTACAACTCTAGGAATTAGAGTATCCTTATCATAGCCCGTGTTGGGATCATATGATAGAGCATAATTGAAAACTAAACAAGGAATTGCTCTATACATCATTCCAAAAGTTAGTCTTACTATAGGAGGACCAAAAATGGGGTTTTGAACATTGTTATAAACACTTGATCGGATAATGTCCATCCAGTAAACAAAGATATCTTTAATAGCATTTGCTCTATCTACATCTGTATCTTTTCTAAACCGAGTATATCCTTCCTCGGTAAGAGGAAATCCTAACTCACCTAACTGATCAGCATCAACTGGTGGTGCAGGTCGAAAAGCATTAGTATAGTCTGAAGATTTAGGTCCAATCTGCCCCTCTCCTCGCTCAGAAAAACCAGCAGTCGAAAAGAACTTAGCCTTATCCTGCTTTGGATCTCCAGTAGCAGGTCCAACTATTGATTTATTAGTATTCCACAAATTAGCTAGGTGGGGGAGAGTCAGCTTAAAACTAAGAGAGAATGTCCTTGCGTCTGACCCCAAGTACGCGAACAACTCACTTGCTCTACTTAGGGGTTTCATACTCGCATACCTAGCTGACTTACTCTCTCTAATCTCAGGGTCCTCATAAAAGGGGAGTCTAACCATAATTGGAGGACCATTTGGATCGGTGGTATTTGGATACTCAAATTGAAGAAAGGCTTTCTTTTCTAATAAGGAGTCTTTCTGTCCATAAATCGTCATCGACTCAGCAGCCGTTGCTGGAATTCTCTTTTTGCCTTCTGGAATAGTTATAGGAATTCCAAAATTTCCTATCATGGTAAACGCGGGGGTGGTTTTTTCAGATGAGCCTGTTCCAATTACTGTCTCTTCGCTAATTTTATATGACATAGTTTAACTCTCTGGTCCTTCTAGCTTCGGTGCGGTGTTGGTGTCGATGGAGTCCTGGACCTGCATACTAGCTGCTGCAAGTTTTACAGTCTCTGCTCCGTTTGCTGCAATCTCAGCCAGGACTTGAGCCTCTGATCTACCTGACATAGCTTGTCTCATAGACTTTCTAAGCTCATCGTTTGAGATCTGTAGATAATTATCATGTTTTTGAAGCCCTGCATTAAATGCCTCAATTTCTGATTTAATCTTATCCTTCTGTCTTTCATGAAGGTCCTCTGCAATTGCTGCGGCCTTTTCTCCTTCCTGCTTTTCTTTTCGCCATTTCCATAGAGAAAATCCAATTTGTACTGCGGTGGCTGCTAACATAACACCACCCACTACTTGCCCAAGCACGGGAACCACCTGAACGGCAGCAGCACGCGCCAGATTCTTACCTAAGAATCCTCCAAATGCTCTAGCTGCACTTCTGCCTCCGAGCTTTTTAAGCATTCCCCCTACCCCCTTACCGATAACAGGTCCTGTTGTCCTAGCGATACCACGAACTGCCGTGCCCATTCCTTTATTAATGATTCCCGTTTTTCCAAAAACACTTGCTGCGCCTTTGCTCATCATCTGGCCCGTTCTTCCCATCGCACTCATTCCCCTACTCATGATCGAACCACTCCTAGCAGCAGTCGTAGTAGACCTTCCTAACACCTTAGTAAGTTTACGCAGTCCAGGAATTTTTCTACCGATTTTGGTATTGCTGAATTTAGTGAGAGCATTCTGCATCATACGCCCACTACCCGTGCCACCACCATCACCAGCATCGCCCCCCATCTCCCAAGCGTTAATCACCATAACATGCATAGGGTTCGCAGCAGAGCCTAGTTTTTCTGCAAGCATTGAAGTGTCTCCACCCTTCTTCCCAAAACCGTACTGTGCTGCACCGAGAAACCCTTTCTTTTTAGAAAACATAGTAGCGGCTAAAGGTAGGAGCCCCATCGCAATACCCAAACCAGCTTGGGCTCCTCCACCCGTCTCAACACCCATACCTGTTCCGAGGGCTCCGACTCCTACGCCCATAGCCCCCATACCCATCATCGCTCTCAAGGGATCTCCCCCTGCTCCACCTGCCATCATCGCGCCCAAACCTCTCTTAATTAGGATGGAGGAGGCAACAATCATCATCCCCTTCAGTATTCCCTTGAAGATTGGGCTATACTTCTTAAAGATTTCAATTATTTCTGGTAATTTCTTAGCAATAGCTACTTTAATTGGGGTGAGGATTTCATTCTTCACGGTTTTCAATGTGTTTCCCCAGTCCTGCTGAATTTGTGCGCTCTTTTCTTCTAGAGCAATTTGTTCGGGAGTCATATTCTCATACGATTGCGCTAATTTCATAGCAGCTTGTGCGCCTGGACCAAACATACTCTCTAATGTATGGAGAGCAACATTCATTTGAGTCCCATTAGCTTGCATATTTCTTACGATATTGAGATACTTATTACCTTGCTTTAAGATGCCTTTCTCCATCTGCTCCGTCGTTGCTGTACCCTGCATCATAGCTGTTTGAAGATCTTGAACACCTCCCAGAACAGAGTGTTGTACAGCCTTACTTCCAGTAGCAAGCATACTGTTAGTAAATTCACCAATCAGTTTCTCATTTCCTGCTCCAAATTTAGCAGTAAGCTCCATTACACTCTTATTAGTATCTTCTCCAATACCAAGAGCAGCCATAGTATTCTCACTCTTAGCGAGATTCTCCATAGCCGCAACAAGTCTATCTGAAGAAATCCCATACTGCTGACTTAACTGGATCATCCTCTTAGAGGATCTGTCTACTGCCTCTTGATCCATGCCCAGGCTAGTTTCCATCCTACGCTGCGACTTAATAAGACCATCAATGTTACCCCCTAAAGCAGAAGTTCTTACTGCTGCCAAAGAGGTATGTTTTCCAAGCTTATTCATCCCCATCTCTGTCTGCTTGAAAGTAGCATCCATCGCAGCGACAAACCCTCCTGTAACATTAGACATTTCTCCTGGGAACTTACCTACAATATCATTAACATCCATCCCCATTCTCAGGGCACCTTGCTGATACTTGTCTGCTTGGGAAATGCCTTGGGTTATAGCCTGTCCCAGCATCGCCATAGGGTTGATAGCCTGTTTGAGGGCTCCCATTAGTTCAGACCCAACTGTTCCTAATTGAGCATGGAGATCATTGGTGGAGTCCCGCACATTTTCAAAAGTAGTCTGCACAGGTTTGATACCTCTAGCACTACTATTTAAAGCTTTTATTTGAGCTTGCGCTGCATCATTACCCTTAGCCATAGACCTCTGTAACGCTTTTGTAGCGTCAAGGAGTTGCTGGGTTGCATTCACCTGATCTTTTGTATTATCCTGGGGGGGCATTTTCCTGTTCTTCTCGTTCTAATATAACTTTTTGGGCTTGAGTTAGGTTTACATTCCAACAAAATTCCATTCTATCTAATCTATAAGTTCTATACACCCCTTTACCTAATACTGCATAAAGACCTCTCTTTACTTTGTTAGGGATGTTCTTCAACTTCTTCCTACTCTTATATAGTGTTTTTAGGATAACATCAATAACTGCCTTGGAGGAGTACTCTAATCTGAAACAAGCTACAATAACTCCGTTCGTAGTTCTGGTCCTCCTTATTCCTTGAGGCTCATACTTAGAAGACACCACCATGATTACCCTTTCATTCCCTCCTGTAAATCTCCCAAGAGTATTTCTCATTTGAGATGCTGGTGTGTATCTGAAGATTATGAGTTCTCCTGGCCTAAACCTGCTGGTCAGACGAGGGATTCTGGCAACAATACTTTCGATCTCTTGTTGCTCCGAAAATATTACATCTGTGGTATCAGGTGTGTAATCTTTTAAGAATTTTTGGATTGTTGGTGAAAATTGAGCCATGATCTTCTGTTATATTATATATATTCCCACATGCATAACACTCTCGATATAGACATTGTTGATTTTATTGATTTAATAAACCATACCTTGAGTAATGAGTTTGTAGAGATATGGAGGTATAAATATTCAGAAAAATTTATTAAGCATTTTCAGCTTAAACTACT